AAACTGGCAAATAACCAGGCTCATCGCATCGCTGCGGGCGCCCGTGCCGCCTAAATCGCAATACGCCCGCACCGCCAGCAACGGATCCTTGGTGACCCGGCCGATGCGGCCCTCTTGGCTCGCATCCGACAGAAATTTGGCGTAGTAGGCGCCGGCGTGGGCGATTGCATACTCGCCCTCCCAGATGTGCGGGTACTGCTCCGGCCGCTTCGCCTCGTCCTCGCGGCGGATCTGGTCGAGGGTCGACGGGAACCAGGCGTTGTCGCGCCAGTTCAATTCGACAATCTTGCTGTTTTCCGGCGGATTGACCCGGAAACGCTGGTTGGTGGCAGAGGCTCTGCGCTCGGGGTTCCAGGTCACCCAGATTTCCGCGTTCTCCTCGCGGACGGTCGGGATCGCCTTCTGCCACGCCATCTCCGATACCGGCTCGGCCTCGTCGACCCAGAGAAGGCGTATCCGGGCGGTCGACTTGACGCTCTCAATGTTGCGCCGCAACCCGACAAAGGAGAAATCGATCCGGCCATCGCGGGTGCGGATGAATTTCTCGCCGATCTCGTAGTTAGCGGCCAGCCAAGGCTCTGTTTCTATGGCTTGTTTGACCTCCGCCATGCTGCTTTCGTCGAGGCTGTTCTGAAACTCCCGGCCGCAAACTATAACGCCATTTTCGCCCGCTAAAGCACAACGCAAACCATGTACCGCAGCCATCTTTGCGAAGGATCTCGATTTACTGGACCCCCTGCCGCCATACGCCCCACGGTACAAGGCCTCGCCGCTGAATACCGGGATCAATTTCTCCGGCAGTTCGATCCGCCCCGCGGTCATGGCGGTTTATTGCGCCTCGGTCAGCATACTTTTACCGTGCCCGCGTCATTCCACAACGTGCCGGCCGGCATCCCGGCACAGCTTGTTATCATCGCGCCGCCAGGGTGAACCGACGATGAGCGACGGAACGGCGTCACCAAGGCAAACGGATTAGCCAACTGGTATGTCCAAAATGCTTCCCCGCCATCACCATCAACCACCGCGCTGCCGAAGATGCCGCTGGTGGTGAGGTTGGTGTTCCAGGTGTAAATCTGGGAAAAGTAGAAATTCATCGAGCGGCCGGCCTCCAGGACAAGCCCGTACCCCATCGGCACGCCAGAGCCGATCGTGCCGCTCTCGACCTTAATAAAGTAAATGTCCGCCGGCCCGGTCACCCGCATTGCCGCTTTGTTGGGGTATGGTGTCAACAGCTCCATCTGATTGATGTAAATGCCAAAAATCGGGCCGTTATTGCCGGGGCCGCCAAGCCGCAGCAGATCGCCGCCCTCAGAGAATTGCTGACCCTCGATGCGGAGCTTGTTGATGCGAATGGCCCGCAACCGATCTACCGTGTTGTCGCTCCTGAATACCAATCCATCACCCTGGTTGGCATAGATATTCATATCGTTGATATTGATCTCGTCAGTGGCGTCGCCACTACCCTCGGAACCGAACTCAACCGCCGGAATACCCGTAGCGCCAGCCACATTACAGCTAAACCTACCGATATAGCTCTCCCGCATGTAAGCCTGGACCTGCTCCTTCAGCATCCCCGATTGCATGCACCGTCCATTGATGTAAGCAATATGAACATCATCGATAAAAACGGCGTCGACCCTATCGTAAAACATCAATCCGTTCTGCTGCGCCGCAGCGGCGCGGTTGCCCCACACGCTAAAACCAATGGCTTTCGGTGCGCTGTAATTAGTATTGACCTGAGCCATCGTGCCGCCAAGCTGGGCGACGAACCCTCCCCAGACTTCAGTCCAACTAAACAAATCGCCGACATAGTTGGCGCCGAGAACAATATTGGTTTTTGAGGTGCCCTCACCGATAATGCCCAACCCGGCCCGCATGATCGGAGTGGGGACGGCATCAATCAAGTAATTGCCCGCCGGCACAAAAACGTAGCCTGGCTTGCCGGCAACAAACCGATCCGTTGCCGCATCGATAGCATCCTTCAGCGGCAGGCTGTCGTCCGAGCCATACACAAAAGCCCCGGTCGGGTTGAACGCGCCATAAGGCAACCCGCCGCTGTTTACCGTCGCGCCCGTCGCCCCCGAAATGCTCCCCGCCGAGGTCGCGATCGGATCGGCCGGGACCAGGTTCGGGTCGTAATCGCCGCGCGTCGTCACCACCAACTGATCCACCCCCATCGTCAGAGCGAGAGTGGCGCCGGTCGGGGCGCAACTGAACCCCGGCGCGTTGGTGACCGGCTCGACGGCAATATTGGTCGGCTTGGCAAAATAATGTCCGTTTACCTGCAGATATCCCACAGCCGTGATGGCGCCGCCGGAGATCGTCACATCTTGCTGCACCAACGTGCCGCTGCCGGTAGTCCCCTGCACCCGGCAGGAACCGGCAATGCCGCCCGTGCCACCGGCCACAATACCGGTTGCCAGCACCGTCGTGCTGACCACCTTGACCACCGCCTGAGTGGTGTAAGTGCCGCCCTGCAACGTGAGAAGATCACCCGGCACATAATTCCCCACCGTACGCGGCGTCGCGACATACGCCGCCGACAACCAGCGCCGCGGCGTCGCCTTGGTCGCCGGCGACGCCAAAATCGCTGTATGCGCGTCAGTCACCGCCGAGATCGTCGTTCTGAGCGGCGGCAGCCACACCCCAGCCGCACCGTCCACCTGAATCAGCTTACCAACATCCGCCGCCGTGAAATTGCCGGCGGCGCTGGTCAATGTCGTGCCGCCAGCCGCCATCACCCCGTCCGGCCGGGTGACCGCGTCCGCTTTCGCCCCGTAATCCTTGATACTAACCGGCACGCCACCGCCGAGATTAGTCCTGGCCCCCGGCAACTTCGCATTCGATGCGTCCGGGTACATATCCGCCCACGCGCCAGTAGAGGCAAATAACAAGAGCGCCGCGAACAGGAGTTTCCACATCTCAGAAACCCCAGTACTTGCGTTGATTAGCAATCAATGTCGCGCGTTCATCAGCCGTCAACGCGTAACCGTTCCACATGATTGCCTCGGTGTGTCTGCAAATCCCCCCGGACTGATTGCGGCTGACATGCACCGGCCCCGCCACGACACTACCGGCAAGACTAGCGGTCGTTTCCGTAGCATCCAGCCGCAACACGCTGGATGCGCCGTTAACCGTGCCGGAAGCGGCGTGCCACAGCCCATCCGACCCCACCCCCGTGAGAAAGCTCACCCCGTCCGTCTGCACCCACTGATTGACAGCGATGTTGATATAAAGGATGTTCCCGGTCCCGGAGTTCGTACCCAACGAAAAACAAAACGGTCCCGCTACATCACGCTCCATTACCGCCGACATGCTCACCGGTAATGCCGGCGTGACACTTACCGTCGCCAAAAGCTGGCCGTCGATCGTTGTCGTCATGCACGGCAGGCCGTTAACGCAGCTGGCGTTCCACGCCGGCTGAAGCGCCGCCGTCGCCTGCACCGCGTGCCGCCCCAAACCGCTCTGATCGTACCAGGTGTCGACAAAACAACTGGTGGCATTACAGAAGGCATTCGCCGCCGCCACGTCCAGCGGCGCCCCAGTGAAGCCGGTAAACCCCAGGAAGCCGATGTCCTGGGTCAGGCTGTCGCTGGCCCGCCGCAGCTTCACCCCCGGACCCGCATACGTCGACTTGAGCCGGCGCAAACTGTACGCCGCCGCCGGGCTGCCAAAACTGCCGCCACCATCCAATGGCGCAATCGCCCCCTGCAGCCGGTGCCCGGCGTGGAGCTGGCTCGGCCCGGCATGCATGCGGGCCACCGCCGACGATGCCGCCAGCAGCATCGCCACAACCGCCGCCGCCCGGAGCAGCATCTTAGAGCCCGTCGCCCGGCGTTATATATAACGTCGCCGCCGTGCCGCCGGTGATTCCCGCAATGTACTGCTGCGCACAGCCCAAAACCTCCACCGTCCCCGGCGCGATCGGGAGAGACGCCGCCGTCGCGACGGCCGTCACGTCGCCGCAGACGATGAAGACGGCAACGGTGCCGCTGTTATAAAGACGCATAGCCTTCGAGTTCGGACCCGGCTGCACCTGCACCCGCGAGGTCGTCCCGGTCGCCGCCAGGCTCACCGTCGCACCGCCCGCCAAAAACGGCACCTGGGCCACAGCAGGGACCGTAAAGGCGAAGGCGAGCGCGGATGCGGCAAGAACACGCAAAGGTTGTGGCGATCTCATGCCGGGCCTCAAAAAAAATATTCGGGAGGGTACGCCGTGCGCCCCAACACGGATGGGGTGTGGGGCCGTCAGCCGACCGGATGGAACCATCGTCTTCGGGGATGGCCCCGGGGGCCTAGTCCAGGTGGGCCGTGCTGGCTGCTGCTTGTCCGGGAGGGTAGGCCCACATGAAGCGAGAGACGAGATGTCTCGTCCGGGAGAGTAGGCCCACATGAAGCGAGAGACGAGATGTCTCGTTAGGATCTAAACCCGCGCCGCGCTGCGTCTCTTAACCATCATTTCGACCCTGATAAGACGCAGATTGTGTCTCACCGTCTCGTATGTCTGGGGTATACCCAAGCGAGACGAGGCGGTTACTCGGTTTCCGGCTTTGGCAAACGGCGCGTGATCGGTGCGACCGGGACCAACTCGATCCTCGTCACGATCGGCGCATCAGGGTTGCCGACTAGCTCTTGAGTGACTTTGTCGCCGTACTGTTTCGGCAGCAGCTTGGACAACATCCACTTGCGACTGTCAACCTGCAGTCGCTGCTTCTGCACCAACGCATTGTCCGCTTCGCCATTAAGACCAATACACGGCGCGTCACTGATCGCTATCACTTCATCCGCTAAGCGTTCAAGGCCGATAGCCTTCGCGCGCGCGTACCTTTCCGCAAACGGTGTCGCGCCATTTCTAACCGGCTCTCTCTCAATAGCCCACGATCGCACTGTACTCGCAGGTGGCAGATGCGCCTCGCGACAGATATCTTCGAGCCGTTCGCCGGCGGCGAGCCTGTCGAGTATCTCCCGGGCTATTTCTTCCGAGAATGTCCACTGCCCGCCTCGCTTCCGCCCGCCGGGCGTGCTTTGCAGGCTCACGCACACCTCGCGCGCACGGGCGCGCTACCAATGACGGGGCGTCCGATTGGGTTCAACTCCCGAGACCGATCGAAACCTCGTGCTCCGGTCGGTTCAACGATCGCGCCCGCCTGCTGCTGGCCCCTCGCACACAATTCCATTAGCAGCGCGATAATGGCATCGAGCTTGGCGAGCATCGCCTCGACCTCACCGTCGCGCATCAGCCTGTGTCACCTTCCGCAATCCCGGTGAATAAACACCTCTGGCACTACCGGATCTGGTGTCGGACCGCACCAGCAATCGGGTGACGCAACATGCTCCCGACCGTGCAAATCGTCACCTTGCACCGCAGCATTGATGTCCGCGACATAGCCCTCGCAACAGTAACCAAACCCGACCCCGCCGCAGGCCGGGCATGGCTGGGGCGGCTTGGCATCCGCCAGATACCCGGTGCCGTGGCAAGCCTCGCAGATCATATTCCTCGCCCTGCCCATAAATGCACTAGGAAGCAGAATGTCCACCAATTACAACGCCAATCGGCGCAGTCAACGCGAACGCCGGGCGGTCCTTGAAACTTTACGCAAACAGCTTGGCGACAAGCTATTTGCCGATTTCATGATCGACCGCTACGCCGAAAGCGGCCCTACAATCTCAGTCGCGGACCTTCCTTGCCTCGTCGGGGTATGGCTCATAAATCGCCCTGGAAGCCCGCCAGATGGGGTAAAGGTTTTGACGGGCAAAACCACC